ATGTACTTTGCTGTATGTTGTTCTGAGCATGCGATGAAACGTGTTCCCACTGATCCTCGCTTTAAATATAAGCAAGGGGAGGGGCGACTTTGTAAGCCTACTTTCGGAGCAGAAATGCATTGGGGTATCCGAGGCTTTGCGCCAACCGTTTTTGCAGGTTGTGTGCATAACGAAGTGTGTTCCATCATGGGGCGTGTGGGTAAGCTAGTACCTGCCGCAAAGATGGAGAAGGCTGTCAACAAGAAATGGAGACAAGCCTACCAGAGAGTGAAGCATGTGCTGAAGTGTGTGAAACCTCAGCGAAAGGCCATGAACTTCGAACTTTGGAGCAAGAACTTCCCCCCTGCAAAGCGTGATCGACTCCGCGCTATGCATGCTCAAGGTTTTGACATGCCTGAGCCACTTATGGCATCTTCCTTCGTTAAGAAGGAGATTGCCTTGAAAGCAGAGTCACAGACCCCGCCAACTCGCAAAGACCCTCGGTTTATCCAAGGATGCCCAGAGGAAATGAGTGTAGTTTGCGGTCCATGGATTAAGCCACTGACAAAGTCAGTGAAGAAGGCACTTGCTCCAAGTGCTTTCACCCCTGGCGAGATAAGGAACGGAAAACAGGTCATCTACATGTGTGGCAGCAATGCTGAACAAGTGGGTGACTATTTTTCTGCTTCGATCGAAGCTGTTCAAGGAAGTATGGATGAAGATGACGAGATCATCTTCGTTGAAGACGACCAGAGCAGGTTCGATTTGCACATCCGTAAAGGCGCTTTTGGCGCTGCCAACAATTTCTATGGAGAAAAACTACCCCGAAGGATCCAAAGATTACTGGAACGTCGCATTTCCCGCGGTCGGACCAGTCATGGCTCGGTTTATAGTGTTCCATACACTATGCAATCGGGCTGGCCTGACACTAGCCTCACGGATACCCTGATCAATGCCATGATGAAGTACGATATTCATGGTGTTGGCGAAAACTGGATCTCCATTATTATGGGAGATGATAGTGTCACAGTGACGACGAGGAAGACCCTCGACAAGATGGGGGGTTTGGTACAAATGCGCCAGTCCTATATCGATTTTGGTATGGAGATTGAGATCGCACTTAAGACCGATCCCCTTGACGTCGAGATGTGCAGCAGCCGATTCTATCCCGTTGGGTCATCATATGTTTTGATGCCCAAGCCTGGAAAGATGGTGGCTAAAGGATTGTGTGATGTAAAGCAGCGAGGCCCCAAGGATTCAGTTAAATGGATCAGGGGGATCGGTGTTAGTCATGCAACCAATGGAGCCATTGACCCGCTGCTTCGTGCCTTCTCAGAGGGGATCAACAAGTGTGTTGGGCAGGGAGAAACCATAAGTGAGAGAAGTGAGTACAAAGTGTACACTACGGGTAATACCCACTCTTCATGGTTTGATGCGTGTGTCTATTATGACCACCATTACGGGCTGTCAGAAAGCATGTTGAAACATGCTATGTCCGTTCTCTCTAACCTGCGGCTTGGTGAGCAGTCAACCGACTCTGTGCTTGAACACATTGCGGCTGTAGACTGCCTTTAAGCCCTACTGAGCTCGTCGACACAAACGGCTTGTCCTAAGTGGACAGGAGACAACCTGCCGAAATCACCACC